CTCCTTTTGTTTTAGTGCAGCGTGTTACCGGAAATTTTTGGTTTTCCGTATACGATAGTCGCACATTGTGTAATGTCCTTAATCGCAGCAAATTTATTACTTGCATGTGATTTAACAATACAAGCACCATTTAGGTCCATCCAGTATTTGATGGCAGTTAATAGTGGTTGACGTGATGCAGGAACATACGAACTAATTGTGGTAGACCACCCGGTATGAGTTGTAACGTATTTGAAGATGTCATGAGGTACGACAATTGGCCCCATTCTATCAAATCTCCCCGGTGTTAACTTTGGTGCGGTCATAACCCCTCCCATTGGGTATAATTGGGTATTATTACCCAACCTTATTTATATCAAATTTTTGACAATAAAAAAGAGAAACCCTTTCGGATTTCCCTCTATTTTGTATCAGTTTAGCAAAAAACCTTACAAATCAAGACCTTACAAGCCACGCACAAGTACGCGTCTGTAGTATGGGTTTTTCCCGATAGTACGCAGTGGCGAACCGTCGATGATTTGTTGTTCTTGTGGCAGAGCAAACGGGTTAACCGACATGGCGTAACGAGTTTTCAGAGCCATTACAGGTTGCAAGTTAGCTGGGTTTTGTCCACGTAGAGTGGTCAGCGGAACATACGGACTGTAGTAAACACCGGCATCCATTTCAGTTTGGCCTTTGAATCCAACTACGAAGTAGTCAAATTGGGCGTACTGATCGATGAACACTTTGAAACGACCACCTAGAACACCAGCGAAAACGCTAGAGTTGGTTTCGGTAGACAGACCAGCTTGCAGACCAGCTTGACCCCAGCTAACTAGAGCATCGGTCATTGCCAGAGCGGAAACCACGTTACGCGAAGCGATAATGAAGTTACCGTTGCCACGTCCAGTCTGACGACCGATTTCGTTGGCTTCTTTTTCGATCTGAATCAACAGCGCTTTGTAAGCTTCACCGGCCCAACGAGCGTTTTTAACATCGTTCGCATCAGCAAGGTCAAACACACCAGCGGTAGTTGTACCAGCGGTCATACCAGCAGCACCAGTTTGAGCTTGAGTCAGAACGGTGTTAACTGTTTCACGGTTGATTTCAACCAGAATTTCTTGTGCCAGAATACCGTACAGTTCAGAATCTGCATCCAGACCGTGAACGGCACGCAAGTCTTGTGCAAGTTCAATAGAGTATTGAGCTTTCAGTTGACGAGATTTTGCAGTTACAGTTTGTTTGTCGATACGGAACGACATTTCAGCGTATGGGTTACCCGAAGTACCGTTGAAGTTTTCCATGGTTTCAGCAATGGAAGTCAACAGACCCGATCCAACTGGGACCAGTTGATTCGAAGTAATAAGTGCAGCAAAGTCAGCGGTGGCATCAGAACCAACGGTGTGTGCAGCAACACCAACGTATTGTACATATTCAGTCGAGTTATTAGCACCGGTGAATTTTACAAAATCGTTAGGGTTAATAACGTTACCAGCAGCAATTGCAACAGCGTTAGGAATTTGCAGAGCGCCGATTCCCGAACCATCACCTAGGCTACCCGACCAACCCACTTGCGGAGCCTGACCCGGACGGAACGCTTCAGTGAAGCCGGTCTGACGTGGGTTAGAACCGTAAACGGAACGAAGGTAAAACACTTGACCCGATGGTTGAGCCAGTGGTTGTACACCAACAGTTTCAAAGGCCATCAGTTGTGGCATAACACGACGAACCAGACCCATAACTACAGGAGCTGTACCAACGATACCACCGGTAGTAGAACCACCAGCAACACCAGCGGCACCGCCAGTATAATCGCCTTGTACGTTGGCTTCGGTCAGTTGACCAGATTCGCGCAAGTCTTTTTCTTGGTTCTCAAGAATTGTAGCAATGATTTCCGATTTTTTGGCGGTAGCAATTGCAGGCAGTTCTTTGTCTTCCAGAAGGGCTTGCCACTTTTCAGTAAGAGCAGTCATTCTATTCTCCAGAATGGAAATTGTTAAAAAGGTTTTTGATATATGTATTTATATCTATTAATTTCAAGTTTTCGCTAAAAAGTGAAATATTTACAAAATAAATTCACTTTTTATCTATTTCTTACGCTAGACGGCGTGCTGCGCCTAGGTATTGTTGCATATGAGCAGAAACAGCAGGCTTTTCGTCAACTACCAATTCTTTAACTTCGGTAACAACGTCGGTTTTATCAGCAGCGGGTGCGGCTGGTTTGCTTGCGATTGCTTCTACAATGCGTTTAACTTTTTCGGCATACTTATCGCTGAACACGATGTCACTTGCCAATTCACGAACTTTTTCAGCTTGTGATTCAACTAGATCAGCAACAGCGGCATCAAGGATGTCAGCTTTCTTGCTTTCACTAATAGCAGCGGCCAGTTCGATAACTTTTGCTTGCGATTCGGCTAGAGTAGCTTTAACAGCGGCCAGTTCAGATTCTGCAATACCCAGGACATCTTTCTGGTCATCAGACAGTTTGATATTGTAGTTTTCCATAACACCAACAATATCACCCATCAGCGAACTAAACATAGCTGCTTTAACGTTGGATTCGATAACTGGCTTATTGTCAGCAACGAATTCTTCAGCGAAATGTTTAACGTATGCATCAACTTTGGCCGACATTTCTTCTTTGACCAGAACTTTATATTCTTCGGCCTTTTCGTTCAGGAAGTTTGTATGCTCTACAGCCTTGGCTTCCAGCTCTGTAACTTTTGCCTCTACCAGTGCATCAACACCAGCTTTGGTTTGTGCAGCAACAGCGGCATTGAAAACTTCAACGAAGTCGTCAATCTTATCTGCCGGGGCACCAACACTTTCGAACAGCGCTTTCACTTCATCAGTATTTAGAAGCTCAGCGCCAATAGTTTTGTCAGTCATTAAAGACTCTCCAAGAATTGTTTGAAGTATTTATATCAATTGGACTGGGCATTCCAGCCTTAACCTAGATATTTTTTAAGTTCTTTTACCGGAACGGACCATTTACTGGTATCGCATTCAATAATAAGAACGCCGCCCTTTGTGGACAATTTCATTCCATCATGACCGGTGGTTGATTCGATAATCATCGGAGTATTTAGTCCCGCCAAATTACGCAGTCCGTAAGATACTTTATCCCAATCGCATGTTTCTTTTTGTCGTAGTGGAATGTATATATGTCCATTAGACTCATATACCCCAGCCATTACAGCGCCCGGTGCGGATTGGTTGTGAACGAAGTCAAACCCAGCAGTTAGTTGGAATTTGGTAATTTCTGTGTAAGCACGACCGTACTTGGATTTGGATTCATTGATTTGAACCGCTTTACCCAAACCACGGGTTGATACGGTAGGAGTCCAACCCCCTTCGATCAATGCACGTACTTGTTGACCCTTTGCACCATTCAAGATGATGGCCCTTGCGCAGACATTATTCCCTTCGGTCCAAATCTTTTGGATCAAATGGCTAGCCTCCGAAAGCAGGACATTTGGTCGTGGTGGATGGTCACATTCACCCAACGCTTGATTCTTGCTTACATACTTATCGACGTACTGATCTACAGCTTCGGACATAACGCGGGTTGGATATACTCTACCGTTACCGTTCAATGTCTCTGCCTGCATTGCAATACCTTCGACGTATAAGTTCTTGTCGCCGCCTTTAGAGACTTCGGTTACCATTTCCACTTTAAAGTCTTCAACCTCAGTGAAAAGATATTCCTGCGACTCGACGATCAGTTGATCAGTCATGTTTAACCTCTATCTGATAGTATTTATATCGTTAAATTTCGGAACTATCAGGGTTTGTCGGTGATCCCGCTACATCCCCAGCGACTGGAGTTGCATACGTTCCTTGTGCGACAAGTGCTTGCTGATACTTCTTAGTTGCTTTGCCAAGCAATTTGCGCATATCAAGAGAACCATCTTTTTTGATGTGCGATTCCTTAACAAGTTTCTTCATCACCTTCAGGTCCAGATAATCCTGTACCTTAATATCGGTGTTCAAAACTCCATCAGAATACTTACCCAATACTTGATTGTCATCATCATCGTCATTATCGCTAATGTCCAACGAATCCCCGACTTGCTTAGAAGTCAAATCGAGTTGGGTTAGAACCATTTCTAGTTCTTTAGGCCCCAACTCATATTTGTATCTGTACCCAGTACCAGTTGCTTCGTACAAAGTCCCAAGAATATCTTGTAGACTCAATTCGAACATTACTTACCCTTTGTCAAACGTGACAGTTCTGGATACTTTTGATGTACTTCTTTTTCCGACCAACCTTGATCTTGCAGCCATGCTGAAATTTTACGGCCATCTTCTGGGGTCGCAACTTTAACTTTGACGACCTTGCCATCACCCGGCTCGGATGCCGCTGCAATACCTTTGCTTCTAAGTTGCTTAGATGCAGATGCAGGGTTCCCAACTTCGAAAGATAGTGTACGCTCGGTCAGATCAGACTTTTTTGGGTCTTTATCCTTGTCTTCATCATCTTTTTTATCAGACTTGGATTTGTCATCTTTGTCATCCTTGTCGTCATCTTCATCTTTTTTATCAGACTTGGATTTGTCATCATCACCTTTATCATCATCTTTCTTATCAGCAAAAGGGTTTTCACCCTTTGCTTCTTGGAAAGGTTTCAGGATATCGGCTTTAACAGTTGCGCTGGACGCCAGAATTGCGGCACTTACCGCTTCATCGAACTTCACTTGAAACTCGATAGGGTTCTGGTCAAGGGCAGCGGTCAAAATCTCGCTCATACTTTAAACCTCGGATTACTTTATTGAATTGGGGGTTGACCACCGGGTGTACCATCCGGGGCTGGAGCAAATGGATCGGTATCTGAAATACCACCGTTCATTGCCAAGTTACGTTGATCCGCAAGTTTGTAAATCGGATCGTTTTGTTCTTCAAGAATTTTCTTACGCTGTACTTCAATTTCTTCAAGAGTCATTTTCAGAATTTCTTGAGCGGCCCATTCATGTGATACATACACACCAATAATGTCACGAACTTGAGTATAGTTAGTCAAGCGCATTTGCATCATTTCGGCTTGCTTACGCTCGGCGAAATAGGAGTCCGCAGCGAACTTGACCAGAATTTCGTTCTTATTTTCTTCCCATTCCTCTTCGGTGATGATTTTCTTCAACACCAAGTTAGTACGAAGTGGGTCCAGCAATAAGGTAGAAAATTTCAGAAGTAAACGTTTGATGAATTTATAAAACTTCAATTCTTCACGGGTAATCTCAGTACCACCGGCCCCGAAGTCGATCATCGACTGACTATCAACTCTAGACGCAGGAACTTGCAAGGAATCGTACAGGTTCTGTTTGTAGTAATTCAACAGATCGGTAGCATCCATGTTTTGACCACCCGGTAGGGTATCAATCTCGGTCCCTTTGTTACCCTCGCGTCGAGGCAACCACATATCTTCCAACATGGATTGGGTATTGTAACCGTTTTTAACTTTACCACTGACCGCATCATAGGTCATTTTATTCTTAAAGCCGGTCATAATCCCACGAACGTATTGTTCAGCTTTCGCTTTAGGAAGGTTACCAGTATCAATATAAAACACACGTCGTTCCGGGGCACGGACAATCATGTAGATCAATGCAGCATCTTCCAACATTTTCAACATGTTGGCGGGTTTAATCGCTTGGTGGATATATGAAATGATAGTTTTACCGGTAGAATCAAATAGACCAGAGTGGGCATATGTGACCATATCTACGGGAAGGATGTAATCCTTACGCATACCGAATCCAACATGAATTGGGTCGGTTTTATCAACTGGACGATACACAAAGAAATCGTGAATCCCAGTGACAATTTCATTTCCATCAATATTTTTCTTTTTATTTTCTCGAACCTTAACAACTTGCTTTGGTTCAAGAACACGCAGTTCCTGAATGCCTTTCTTCGGGTTGTTAGGATCAATTACCTTGAGCATAACTTTCCGACCGTCGATATACCAATCACGGAAATAATCATATCCCTTATGACGGTAATCAAGCATTTTCAGAATCAGCTTGAATTCTTCGGACATTTTTACTTGGATAGCAATACTAAAATCTGTTCCGTCCAGATTTAAGGTGGCCGGTTCGTTGTCATCCATTACAATTGCTTGGTCGCATATATCTGAGATACCGGACTGTACTTCATGATTCGAAGCAACGTCGCGATACATGTCAATCAGCTCTGGTAAGTTCTGGTATGACGGTTCAAGGTCGATACCATGACCACGCCAATTCTGAAAAGAACCAGTATCCATAACATCATGTTCAATCGCACCATCTTCATTTGATGGGGCTACGATAGACGGAATCTGAATAGAATCATCTTCGAAGGGCTTGAACATTTTCTGGATGAATGTCGGTAGTGCCATTTGTTATCCCAATTTAGAATAGGGGCCAATTGGCCCCTGTTTCACATTAAACAGAAGTAGATGGTTCCCACCAGTCAATAGCTAGAGTGACTTCAAATGTTTCAATTTCGTTGTTGGTATCCCAGTCCAGTGCAATTTCTGCTACGGTAGTTGGGAACATCCCGACAATGAGGTATTGAATCGTTTGAACACCTTTACGGTCGAACTGACGAACATAACCATTTTTCTTGTAATCTTCTGGTGCATCACCATAGATGTTGCTGTCTTGCATTTGAACCATACGGCTCCAATCAAGAAACTGTTCACGAACAGAATGTCCTGTGTCGTTGTATACAGTAATTACCCAGTCTTCAAATTCGCGGTCACCACCTAAATTGATTTTACGATTCTGATATCCAACCGGAATCTTTTCCACTGTCGAAGCTGGTAGAGAAGCGGCTTTACATTTGAAATTAAAATCACGACCTAGGAATGGAATTTCAACTTCGAATAAGTTTGGACGGGCAGCATCACCAAGGATAGCGCCAATCTGCATTTCCAATGCCATTGTGTTTGTTTCCTATGTTTATTTA